GGGTCCGTCACCTAGCAGCCAAAAGAAGCGAAAAGGTGCGTTTTTTGTTTTGGCACTTTGACACTCGCCCGGGAGGTGATGACGGGGAAAAAAGCGGGGGCAGGGGATGATCCCGAGGCGGTGGCGTCGACGGTGGCGCGGAGTCGCACGGGGCTGGCCCGGCCGCTCGAGGCGTACGCGGCGATCTACGGGGTGAGCGCGCGGACGGTGAAGCGCTGGCGCGAGATCGGCGGGGATGCGGGCGATGAGGTGCCGCTGGATTCCGCGGAGGAGATGCTCGCGTGGTGGACGCGGAACATGAAGCAGCGGGTGCCGGCCGGAATTAACCAGGCGGTGGTCAAGATCCGCAAGGCCCCGCGTCCGACCGTGGAGCTGGAGCTGCCGGTGATGAACGCCGCGGCGCCGCCGATGCCATCGGAGAAGGCTGGCCCGGTGGATCCAGAGCAGCCGGTGACCGAGGAGGAGCTGGGACTGGATCAGACGTTGCGGAGGTTATGCGAAGCGGAGGTGCGGCTCAGCCGTAAAGCACAGGAGCCCGGCCAGACGAAGCCCTGGCTGGATACCGTGGCGCGCATGGGCACGGTGGCGGAAAAACTCCGGGAGGAAAACGAGCGCCTCGGGAAGCTCGTGCCGCGGGAGTGGGCGGAGCAGGCGATCCATGATTTCCACCGCCCGGTGGAGCGCGAGATGCGCGGCCTCTATCGGGCGATGTGTGAGGCCCTCGGCCTGCCGCCCTCGCCTGACCGTGAGGCCGCATGGAATGCGGAATGCGATAAGCTGTTTTCCCGCTTCGGGGAGGAGGTGCTCAGATGGCGATGACCGCCAGCCAGTCCGCGGTGGTGGGGGAGTGGGTGGCCGGCGTCCTCGCGGGGATCTACGCGCCGGAGCCGGATGAGGAAATATGGCAATGGGCAGAGCGCACCCTGCGCATCCCCGGCACGGAGAACGAGGAGCTCTCCGGCATGCTCTGGACCAGCACCCTCACGCCCTACGTGCGGGAGGTCATGGAGTGGGTGAAGCGCCCAGGGAAGGGAGAGTTCTGGATCAGGAAATCCAGCCAAGTCGGTCTCACCATGGCCGTGCTCATCATCATCTGCTGGATGATCGTCCACCGCCCCGGCAACGTGGCCTATGCCATCGACTCCATCGACGAGGCGCGGAAAATTTCCCGCGTCCGGCTGAAGCGCTGGATCGAGGACAACCGCCTGCTGGAGGACATGGGCGAGGACAGCGACAGCCTGAACAACCTCACCTATTACCTCCGCGGCATGACGGTCTACATGCTCGGCGCGTTCTCGAAGGGTGGCTGGGCAAACAAGTCCATCACCCTCTTCATCCTCGATGAGCTCGACAAGCACCCCTACATCGAAGGCGAAGGCACCACCGTCACCCTCGCGCGCGAGCGCTGCAAGCGCCCGAAGAACGCCAAGATCATCGGCTTCGGCACCCCGGGTGAAACCAACCAAATCTCAAAGGAATTCGCCCACGGCACGCAGGAGGAAATCCGCATTCCCTTCCCGTGCTGCGGCCATGAGCAAGCGCTGAAATGGCCCGCCCTTACCTTCGGCACCAAGGAATTCCGGGACCTCGCGGACGCCTATGACCTGGAGAAAGTCCGCGCAGATGCCTACTTCAAGTGCGAGCTCTGCGGCGGCCGGCTGCTGGACCGCCAGAAAAGCAAGGCCCTGCAATCCTACCGGGCCGTGGCCACGAATCCAAAGCCCACCCCCGGCATCCGCTCCCTGCATGTCTGGGATGCGTACTCCCCATTCGTCTCCTTCGGAGAGTTGGCCGTGGAGTGGATCAATGCCCAGGGGGATCCAGAGCTCATGGAGCGCTTCCTCCGCGGCCGCCGCGGCGAGCAATACGAGCGCACCGGGCGCACCCTGAAGCACGAGGACATCCTCGCCTGCCGCGGTGCCTACCCGCGCGGCACCATTCCCTTCGTGCCCGTCCTCCTCACGCAGGAGGTGGACATTCAGGGAGACGTCCAGAAGTCCGTGAAGCTCGCCTTCGATTCCGCTGGCAGTTGCTACGTGGTGGATTGGTTTGTCTCCCTGGTTCTCAGCGAGGCCGTGGATTGGGCCTATGAACCCGTGCAGGGCCCGGACGGCCCGCTCTACGTGCGCACCGGTCTCATCGATGAAGGCCACCGCCAGAGTGATGTGCACATGGCCTGCCTGGATCACCTCCCGCTCTTCTGGCCGGTGAAGGGCCGCGGCGGCGTCCAGGTGCGCGAGACCATCGGCACCAGCTTCAAGTGGGTGGCCGCCGCCGGTGAGGAGATCTGCACCTACCACATCGCGGAGGATCAGTTCAAGTGGCGCCTCCTCCTCATGATCAGCGACCGGGAAAAGCGCCAACGCCGCGGCGACCGCCTCCTCTGGCTGCCCGCCGATGTGGATGATGATGATGACTTCGTCGCCGAGCTCTGCCACGAGCGCCCCGTGAAAAAGAAAAACTCCCTCGGCAAAGAGCGCTGGGAGTGGGAGAAGACCGGGCCCAATGACTTCTGGGACTGCCTGAAATACGGTCTGGCGAACTGGGACATCATGGTCCCCGCCCTGGTGCAGGAGGGCATGAAGCCCCCGCTGCCCCAGCGCCCGCCCGGCCGCGCCGCGGATCCATCGGAGCCACCATCCACCTCCGGCGCTTTTGACACTCCGCCGGAAGAGTGATGGCCGATGAACGCTTACTTGCCCCGATCCGTCGCTTCTGGAGCGATGAGCAGGTGGCCGTGAATTATGAGGCGATCTTCCGCGCCTACCACGCCCGGCTGGAGAAGGTCACCATCATCACCCAGAAGGGCAACGATGGCGAGAACGCCACCGCCCAGGTGGTCATCCAGTCCGCCGATTATGAGAAATGGCTGGAGGCCCTTGAGGCCCGCTCTCAGGAGATCGACGCCACCACCGGTGGCGAGAAGCCCCTGCTCCCCGGCGTGGAGCATGTCGATTTTAGCCGCAGAAATGTGAGGACCTAATGGCAAAAAACCGCAAAAATTTCCGCCGCAGTCACGCCCAGCAGCATGCCCCCGCCATGGCCGGCGCGGACAGCGCATGGCTTAGCGGCTTCGATGGCGCCAACCACTCGCCCGCCCGCGGCCGCATCTGGTTCCCGGAGCTGGAGACCCGCCGGGAGTTGGACAGCTTTTCCCGCCAGGAGCTCGTGCGCCGCGTGCGCTTCCTGCATGCCAACGTCGGCTTCACCCGCGGGCTGATCCGCAACTCCGCGGACATGCTCGGCTGGCTCACCCCGCAGGCCAAGACCACGGACAAGGAATGGCGCCGGGATGCGGAGCGCGCCTTCACAGACCGCTGCATGACGGCCGGCCTCTTCGATGTGAACGGCAAGTTCGACTTCCACAGCGCCCAGCCGATGCTCAACCGCGGCCGCTTCAAGGACGGGGACATGCTCACCGTGCTCACAGAGTGGGGAGACCGCGGTGCCGCCTTCGCGTTTTACGAGTCCCACCAGCTCGCCAACCCGAAGGACACCAAGGACCAGAACTGGCAGGACGGCGTCCTCACCACCCCCGGCGGCCGCCACCTTGCCTATGGCCTGCGGGATTCCCGGCGGGATGAGGTGGTGGTGGTTCCCGCCAGCAGCTGCATTTACTACGGAGATTTTGAGTGCCCTGGCCACGTCCGCAGCATCCCGCCCCTGGCGCATGCGGTGAACCACGCCATCGATATCACCGAGACCTGGGGCTTCACCAAGAAGGCGATTAAAAACGCCAGCCTCCTCGGCACCGTGGTTGAGCCGGAAGCGAACAGCTCCCCGCGCGCCCGCCAGGGGATGACCGGCGCCAGCCGCATCGAGACCGGAGAGACCGCCCGCTTTGCCATGTCGGAGGTCTGGGATGGCGGCCAGAACGTCCGGCTGAATCCCGGGGATAAGATCAAAGTGGTCCAAGACTCCCGCCCCTCCCCGGAGTCTCAGGAATTCAACGAGACGCTGGTGCGGGATATCTCCGTCGGCTGGGGTCTCGCGCCAGAGGTGACCTGGCAGATGGGCCGCATGACGGGCCCCGGCGTCCGCTTCGTCCTGGACATGGCCGCCCGCTGGGTGGAGGTCCGCCGCAAGCCGCAGGAAGCGTGGGCCCGGAAGATCTGGAATTACGTGATCGCCAAGGAGATCGCCGCCAAGCGCCTGCGCCTGCCCACGGATGGACGCTGGATGGATGTCACCTTCACCGCCCAGCGCTCCCTCACGATTGACCGCGCCAAAGAGTCCCGCTCCCGCCTCGATGAGATCGATGCCGGCGTGGGCACGTGGGAATCATGGGAGGAGATCGATGGCATCGACTGGGAAGAGCGCACCCTCCAGCGCATCCGGGAGGTCAAGTTCGCCGCCGATGCCTGCGAGGCCGAGGGGCTCCCCTATTCCCGCGTTTTCCCCACCCGCCAGGGCGCCGCGCCCGCCGCCCCCGCGGAAGAATTCCAGCCACCTGCACCATGAGCCAGTCCCTCAAATATCCCCGCATCGCCGCCCGCCTCTATGAGGAGCCGTGGGCCATCATGCCCGCCCAGTACGCGCAGATCTGCCAAGCCTTTGAGGCCGCCCGCCTGACCCCTGAGCGCATGGCCGCAGAAGATCCCGTGGGCCCCGCGCGCACAGATGCGGAAGGCCGGCTCACCGGCCAATACGCCCACCCGCAGATCGAGGTGATCGATGGCGTGGCCCTGGCCACCGTGCACGGCACCCTCGGCCGCGGCCTCTCAGCCCTGGACATGTCGTGCGGCGGCTATGACACCGGCCTCCTCAGGGAGCAGCTCGCCAACATCGCGGAGGATGCCACCATCCACACCCTGGTGGTGGACTTCGATTCCCCTGGCGGCATGGTCGCCGGCACGGCGGCCGCCGCCGCGGCCATCCGCGCGGTCTCCGCGGCCGGCAAGCGCGTCATCGCCTACGCCTCCGGCAGCTGCGCCTCCGCCGCCTACTGGCTCGCCTCCGCGTGCGATGAGATCCATGCGGATCCAGACGCCATTGTCGGCAGCATCTCCACCATCACCTCCGGCGTGGACAGCTCCCGCTCATGGGAGGCGGCCGGCATGGAGCTCAAGCTCTTTGCCACCGGCAAGTTTAAGGCCACCGGCATGGCTGGGAAGGCATGGACCGCGGAAGAGGAGGAGAACATCTGGCAGCGCATCCGCCAGCTGGATGCGGAGTTCAAGGGCTTCATCGCTGAGCGCCGCGCCCTCTCCGCAGATCTCATGGAGGGACAGTGGTGGTATGCCCGCCACGCTCCCGCCGGCCTCATCGATGGCCAAGCCGATTCCCTCCAGAGCCTGCTGGAAAACATCCTCACCGCATGATCCTTTACCTCGACCGCATCGGCAAAACCCTCCGCCTGACCACCGCCCCCTCCGGGGCCGCGGCGCTCAAGACTGAGTCCCTCAAGGTAGGGGATGCCGTCACCGTCACCGTGGAAGTCCGCCGGGAGGGCGTGCTGGAAAACATCCCCGGACTCGTGGAGATGGTGGTACCCGTAAAAGCTGGATATGCCGATTCGGACGCCCTCCTCGCCGTGGCGAACGACTGGACCCCCGCGGCCACCGGCATCTATCAGGCCCCCCTGGTGCTGGATGATTCCGCCATGCGCGCCGCCATTGCCGATCTCCCCTCCCTGGCGTGTGTCAGTGAGCTCACCCTCACCGATGAGGATGGCGGCCCCGTCACCACGCCCACCTTCAAAGTGGCCTTGGCCAATGACGTTTGGCGCGGAGACGAGGGCACGCCCAGCGCCATCAACGCCCTTCTGGAATTTGAAGACGATGCGGCCAAGCTCGCGGTGGCCACCACCCCGCGCATCGGCCAGCTCGTCCGCATCACCGGCGAGGCGGACCGCATCGAGCAATTCCTCGGCGGGGACGCGAGCGAGCAGACCAGCTGGCTGGTGCTGCAAAATACGGTGGACCTGACAGTCACCAACTACTCCGGCTCGGATGTTACGGTGAACGGCGTGACCTGCGACACCGATGAGACCACCAACGTGGGCTGGGTCAACCCGGCAGCCGTTAGTTATATCGCGCCAGATGGGGGGACGATGAATAGCCAGGCGGATGACTCATTTGATTGCGCCTGCGCCAGCGGAACCAATTTCAGCACTGGCGGAACCTTTGCCCTGCCGTTTGCGACAAAATCACGCAGCGCCGTGACCCTATCTATTGGAGGAGCTTAAATCATGGCCGACGACAAAATCACATGGGGCGAGAGCTACGACCTGAGCGTCACCGCTGCGGATTCGGACGGTGACCCATTGCCGCTGGATGAGACATGGCAGGCCGCGGCCCGCGTCATCCTTGAGCGGACGGGGCGCGAGGTCGAGACCATCGCCCTGGTCATCGCTGACGGCGCTGCCGCCGGGTCGATAGATACGCGGGCGGATGGATACGCGCCGGGTCTCTATGCCTACGACGTGCGCCTAACCGATCCAGACGGCAACGACTACTGGAGCGAGCGGGTGCGCCTCACTCTCGCCAGCCGTGTTACGCCCGCCAGCCTATGAGTCACATCGCGACAATCACCGTAACAGCAACGCGCAGCGGCTCGCCCTCCGCGCTGGTCATTAACCGCGGCCCGGTCGGGCCAATGGGTGCCTCAGCCTATGAGCAAGCAGTGGCGGCAGGCTACGAGGGGACGCTGGAGGAGTGGGTTGATAGCTCGGAAGGCGCGCGCCTCGGTGCCGTCGCCGCCGCGGATGCCGCCTTCGCGTCTGCCGAGTCTGCCGCAGATTTTGCGTCTTCCGCTGAGTCTTTTGCCGCAGACGCCGAGTCGTCAGCTAGCAATGCCGCCGATCTTGCGAGTGAGGCATCGGTTAGTTCAGCAGATGCCGGTGATTTTGCAGCAGCCGCCAGCGCATCCGCTGATGCTGCGGCCCTATCGGAAACCAACGCCGGTCTGTCCGCAGCCTCTGCCGCCTCGGCTGCCGCCTCCGTGATTACCGGTGCCTCGACCAAGACCACTCCGATTGACGCCGACTCGGTCGCCATCGTCGACTCGGCAGCCGGTAGCGTGGTCAAGCGTACCTTGTGGAGCGACATCAAGGCCACGCTAAAAACATATTTTGATTCGCTTTACGCGGCTGCCAGCCATGTCCATTCCGCTGCAACCACTTCGGTTGCCGGATTCATGTCCACTTCGGACAAGACCAAGCTCGACGCAATCACAGGCACAAACACAGGGGACCAAGACCTGAGTGCGTATGCCACAAAGGACGGCTCTGAGACGCTCACCAATAAGACGCTTGTCGCTCCTGCTATTGGGGATGCCACAGGAACAAGCATCGCTCTATCCTCAGGGACACTGACAACGTCCACACCAAGCACTCTCAGTCAGGTATGGAATGCTGCAGGAGTCGCGTTCTCAGCTCTTAGAATCAATGCCACAAATACGGCTAGCGCAACCACATCCTCGTTGACGGACTGGCGGCTTGATGGCGCGTCCGTCGCACGTATTCGAAGAGACGGAGCCATGGAGTTTGGTCCAGCTAGTGAGAATACACGTATATTTAGATCGCAGGCGTTTTACCTCACGTGCAACGTGAACAACAACACGATTTGGCAAATCGACTCGAGCAACAACTTTTGTTTTAACGGGGGGCTATGCCTTACTGTGGCTAGAGATGCGGTTCTTTACCGCATTGCTGCAGGCGTGGTTGGCGTTGGGACCACTACAGGCGGGAACGTAGGTGGCACTGTTCACGCAAAAACTTTTAGCGGAGGTGGGACTAACAACTCGGTCAACCTTCTTGCTACTGGAACGGGAATTGTTGATATTGGAGGCGGGGCATCAATACGACTTCTGAATACTGGTGCTAGCGCCATATCGGCGGGTTTGGTATTCGCTAAGGACGAGTATGGTAACGCCACGGTGACAATCACCAACTCACAATCCACTGCAATAGCCGGATCTGGACTTATAATGCCTAGTGACAGGCGCATATCTTGGTCAGACAATGCAGGAACCGGAGGCGGAAGCCGCGACGTTTGTATTTCGCGGGTGTCTGCAAACGTCTTAGGGGTCGGCATTGATACAAGCGGAAGCACCACCGGCAGCATTGCGCTAACGAATTTGACGGCCTCTGGGTTCGTAAAGGCTGGGTCATTCACTGTCGCCACGGTTCCAAGTGCCAGCACTTCTGGAGCGGGAGCGATGATCTACGTCTCGAACGAATCGGGAGGGGCAACCATCGCATTCTCTGACGGCACAAACTGGCGGCGCGTAAACGACCGCTCAATCATTTCCTAATATGCCAAACCTATACGAACTCCTAATTCGCGGAAAATCCGACGGCACAATCGCAGGCTCTCATGTCGTCTACTTTGACGAGTCTGGGCGCACTGGCGAGACGCGCCCAATCGCCCCAGAAGACTGGCCAGAGGTCGCGCAGGCAGTCAATGCGGCGCTATCCGCTGAAATCGCGTCCCTCCAAGCGCAGCTTGCCGCCCGCCCAGAATCCGAGGAAGTTCAGACGGAAGCATCATCAGGCGGCGTTACCCCGCGCCAGTTCCGCCTCGCTCTGCTAGGAATCGGCATCAGCCCCGCCGCCATCTCGGCCATGCTGGCAGGCAATGAATCCGCACTCATCGAGTGGGAGTTCGCCCAAGAAGTGCGGCGAGATCATCCCCTGGTTGAATCCCTGCGCCTCGCCCTCGGGAAAACCTCCGAGGAGGTGGATGCGGTTTTCTCCTCCGCGGCTGCGATCTAGCGGCCGATTTGACAGCGCGGGGGAGTACGTGAGCAGAATTAAATCTTTCCTTGCCGCCATCGCCGCGCTGGCGGCCACGCTTGCTGCGCTGGATCTCACCGGGATCATTGCCCTGATGCCGCAGGAGGTGGCCAAGTGGGTGGTGATCGTGCCGAGTGCCGCGGCTGCCGTGGTCCACTTTGCCCAATCCTTGAGAGAGAACCTGGACAAGTATGGGTTGGCCATCGCCATCAGTGCGGCGCTCTTCCTTCCCTCCTGCGCGGGGCTGAGCTTCACGGTGAGCTCTCCATGGGGAGACGCCAGCAGCCAGGACGGTGGCCCGCTGAGCATCACCCCGCGGCCTATCATCATTCCGGCCAAGTAAATGGACGCCGGGCAGATCAAGGAGATCCAACGCCGGATCGGCACGACCACGGATGGATTCTGGGGTCCCAAGTCGGAGGCCGCCGTGCGCGTTCACCTGCGCTCCCTGATGCCCAAGAAGAACCCGTGGCCCGCCACGGATCAGGCCAGTCTCACCGCCTTCTATGGGGAGCCCGGTGACGAGTCCCAGCTGGTCTTCGCGGATGTCTCCGGCCTCGGGCTGAAGTACGATGTCGTGCCCGTGCACCGCATCCGCTGCCACGCCAAGGTGGCGGATTCCCTGGTGCGCGTGCTGCGCGCTGTGAGCCAGGGCCCGGACCGCCACCTCCTCCAGCTTTATGCCGGCGTGTACAATAACCGCCTGATGCGCGGCGGCTCACTGCCCAGCCTGCACGCCCGCGGCGCCGCCATCGACATCGACCCCGGCGCCAATGCCAACGCCACCCACTGGCCAAGCAAGGCGACCATGCCGCTGGCCGTCATGGAGTGCTTTGCCCGGGAGGGCTGGCTCTCCGCCGGCGCCATGTGGTCCCGTGATGCCATGCACTTTCAAGCCACCCTTTGAACCCTCCATTAATGATCGAACTCCCCGTTGCATGGATCCTTGGGATCATCGGCACCCTCGGCACCGTCATCGCCGGGCTGGCCAGTCTGCTCTGGTCCGTGGTGAAGAACCGCATTGCCGCCCAGGATACCATCATCGCCGGGCTGAGATCAGACATTGACCGCATGAGCAAAGGCTGCGGCGTGGAGGCCTGCCACTGGCGCCAGCGGTGAGAGGTTTTGACACTCCCGCGGAGGAGTGATGATCAATAAAGCATTCCCCTTTTTGTGCCGCCAAGTGGCTGAGAGTGATCTGGCCGATGCCGGCGGTGCCGCCGCTCCGGCTGCTGTGGCGGAAGCCACCGCCGCAGAAGAGGCGCCAGCTCCTGCCGCACCCGTCGCCAAGCTCTCCATCCTTGAGCGTGCGCACGCCGCCGTGGCTAACAAGCAGGACTTGCTGGCCGGCGCACGCGCCGCGGAAGAACGCGCCGCCGGCGCTGAGGTCGCCCTGGCTGCCACCGCCGCCGAGCTCGCCGAGCTGCGCGCCCGCCTCGATGTGCTGGAGACTGAGCGCGCCGAGCTGGACACCGTCCTCTCCGCCACCCGCGCAGAGGTGAGCACCGTGGAAGGCGCCGCCGCCACCCAAGTCGCCGCGCTCGGATTTGAGGCCGCCGCCCTGCCGCATGCGGAAGCCAAGGCCGAGAGCCTGGAGGAAGCCCTCGCCGAGCTCGCCGCCTGCACCGATCCGCAGGCCAAAGCCGTGATGGCCCGCAAGGTCCGCGCTCTGCGGTCCGCCCGCTGAAATTTGACACCGCACCGGAAGATACCGCCGCCCAAAAAATTCAAAGTTAAAAACTTATGCCGACCCTGACCACCACCGAAATCCTCACGCTGACTCTGGACTCGTTCAAGCAGCGCGTTCCTGAGCTCGCGATGCTGACGCTGGACTCCAGCGCCAGCCAGATGAAGCTGGGCCAGAGCGCCATTGCTCACATCCGCAGCGTCCCGACCGTGGGCGATTATGACGAGGATGCCGGCGGCTACTTCAACGATTCCGTGGAAGGCCGCAGCCTCCTCACGGACGTGGAAGTGACCATGGACGCGCACAAGCACGTCACCCTTTCGCTCTCCCACCTCAACGCTCTGGGAGACCAGAAGATCGACATGGAGACCGGAGATGCCGCCTACGCCCTGGGCAAGCACATCGTGGACAGCGTGTTGGCCAAGGCCGCCGCTGCCGCCAACGTCACCCAGGTCACCACGGCCACCATCGCCAACACGGACAAGAGCGTCCTTGGCTCGGTGCGCAAGGCGATGAACCAGCGCGGCGCGCTGACCAACCTGCGCTATGGCTTGGTGAACTCGGACTTTGCGGAGGCCCTCTCGGAGGATCCACGCATCGAGTCCCGGGACTTCGCCGGCCGCCAGATCGAAGGGGACGCCCTCTTCGAACTCCTCGGCGTTTCCGGCTTCTCCCGCATCCGGGAGTATCCGGGCTTGCCAACCACCGGCAACCTCACCGCGCTCTTCTTTGATCCGCGCCTCATGGTGGTGAAGACCGCCCTGCCGAATGACTCCAGCGAGTTCGCCGCCCAGATGGGCATCCCGAACATCGCCAGCGTGGAGATCGTCCAGGACCCGGAAACGGGCCTTGCGCTCATGGGCATCAAGCACATGGAGCCGGGCACGCTGAAGGCGTTCATCACCCTCACCCTGCTCTTCGGCTCCAGCGTTGGCGCCCAAGGTGGCTCCGCCGGTGCCCGCACCGACTACGCCGGCCACCGCGTCCGCAGCGCCACCCCGGCCTAACCTCCGTGCCCCGCGCAGAAAACTCCACCCGTTAAGCCACCATGTTCCTAGTCATCGGATTCAGCGAGATCAAGAAAGGCGCGCCGGTTTGCCTCTATGCAGGCAACGACGCAGAAGCCGCTACCGCGGTTTACGATTCCCCAGGAGCAGGCGTGGCACGGGTGGAGTTTTTCCGCCACCCCGGGCCGACTCGCCGCCGATTCATCGAGGCATCCGCCCCGGTGGTCGCGGCGCCGGCCGCCCCGCCGGAAGCACCCGCGGAAGTGGAAGTGGAAGTGGAAGTGGATGCGGAGGCCCCGGCCGCCGTGGACGCGGAAGCTCCGCAGGAAGCCGCCCGCCCGCGGCGCTCCCGCTGAATTGATTTCTTGTTGTGTATTGGGAAGGCCGGCCGCGCGAAAGCGTGGCCGGTCTTTTTGTTTACCCTCCTGCTGATTTTAGACACCCGCCCCCAAGCATGGACGCGGATGATTTAGCAGCATTTGACGAGCGTGCCTCCGCCGTGGGAGAGGCTCTCTGGCCCGCCACGGTGGTGATCGGCGGCAGCCAGTATGCTGCCAGCGCCACGGAGCCCCGCCAGCGGGACATCCTCACGGATGGCGGTGAGGAGGTGCAGGGAGAAGAGTGGGTGGTGCGTGTCCGCAAGTCCCAGCTCCCGGTCCGCCCCCCGCGGAACATCGCCCTGCTGGGGCTGGAGCGGCGATGGATCATCCGGGAAGTTTCCGGGACTCTGGGCGCCTGCTGGATTCTCCGCTGTGAGCACTACTGAGCCGCCATGAGAATCACCTGCAGCATGGATGGCATGGAGCGCCACCGGGAGCGCATGAAGCAAATGGCCGCGGATGCCCCGAAGGGGATGGTGGCCGCCCTGGCGGAGGAGGCCCGCGCCATCTGCATCGAGTACGGCCGCGCCAGCTGGCCGCGCGGCCTCGGGGAAGAGATCGGCCAGAAGCAGCTCAAGAAGATTGCCGGGAAGGTCCGCAAGGTTTTCGCCTCCCGTGCCAAGCCCTGGCAGATCTACCTGATGCTGCGCGCCGTGAATCTGGATTACGCCTTCAGCTACTGGCGCTTTAAGCTGAAGGGAGACCCCCGGGGAATGGCCGGCGTGCTGCGCAAGGCGGGCCTCCCCACCGGAGTGTCCGCCTCCGTCTACCAAGCCGTGCGCCGCGCTGGGGCGCTCTCGGCACCCCGCAGCCTGGGCACGGAAGGGGAGATCCTTAAATTCATCCGCGCGGAGCAAAGCCGCGTGGGCCTCGCCAAAGCCGGATTTTATCTGGCAGGCCGCGCCCTGGGCGGACGCCTCCGCGTTTCCATGCGGGATCTGGCCGGGAAGCGCAAAAGTTTGGAGGTGTTCCCCAGCTATGTGCGCAAGCTCGCCACCCGCAATGGCTCGGCCGGCGGCGCCCGCGTGGCCCAGGACAAGGACCGGGTGAGCATCACGATTTTCAGCCGCGTGAGCTATGGCCCGCGCGCGCTTCCTGCCGAGGACTACTCCGCCGCCACCGCGGAAGGCCGCGCCCGCTATCGCAGGAACGTGGAGGCCACCCTCAAGCGCACCCGCCAGCGCATCTATCGCTGAGGATTTTAGACACCCGCCGGAAAGCATGAATGCGCCGTTGGATTTTTGCGAGGCCGTGCGGGCCCACCTCCTGCTCAACCGTCCCGCGCAGTGGGAAGAGACCATGGAGATCCGCGCCATGCAGGATGCCGCCCCGGTGGAGCGCCCCTTCGTGGTATGCACCGCTCTGGAGAATGACGGCCCGCACCCGCGCGTGCGCCTCATGGAGGTGGAGATCCAGCTCCACGCTCGGGAGATGGCGGACGAGGCCCTGCCGGATGCCGCCCCGTTTCTGGATGCCGTCGCCGCCGTCTGGCCGGACCCCGCATTTTCCGCCGCCCTGGAGCTCATGGGATACAAGCTGATTAAAATCCTCCCAAGGCCCGCAGGTTGGGAGCGGGATGGAGCCTCCCGGGCGCTCAACGTGACCTCCGCGTGGCGCGTCCACCTCCGGGAAATTTGACACCCCCGGGAAAGCATGCCTGCCGTCGATGCAATTTTAAGACATGGTGCCCTCCCTGAAGCGTCCGAGATGGTCGACGAGCCCGATATCCTCGTGCAGTCGCTCACCATCACCCCGGCCCGGGAGAAGAAGTTGTTCAAGGGACCTAACAAGGCCACCCAGGGAATTCAGCTGACCGACCCCACGATCTCCTTTGCGTTCAAGGGGATCATCTCCACCGCCGCCGGACTGGCGGACCAGCACCCCGGCACCGTCATCGCGGAGCTCGCCAACTTTGCGGACACCATCCACGGATTCGATCCCGGAGATGGCATCATTCTCTACGAGGACCCCAGCCGTGAGTACGGCCTGGATGATCCCGCCATGGTCAGCTTCACGGCTACCCAGTATCCCTTCGTGGAAGCTGCGCCCGCCCCATAACCGGCCGCGGTTTTTCATAGCCCCCCCGCGATGATCTCGCGGGGGGTTTTTCTTTAGAGCGATTTACTCCATGAGTGCATTCATCAGCGCGTCCACCAAGGACACCCGCTTCGCCGCCGCCCTCGGCACCCTCGGCGTACCCGTGGAGGTCAAGGTATCGCTCGATGAGCGCACCGGCACCCGCGTCACCCGCTTCCACCTCGGCGTCTCCGCCGTGGATCGAAAAGACTGGCAGAGCAAGAAGCTCATGGCCGCATGGACCAGTGGCCGCCTGCTGGCCGAGATGCCCGCCCACCCGTTCTGCGTGTGCATGCTCGGATTCGCGAACCGCATGGCGCTGCTGGACTGCGCCAACAAAGGCGCCCGCCTTGACCACGTCCGCATCCCCGGCACGGAGGTCTATGCCTACCGCCGCGGAGACACCGGCCTGCCCGGCCTGCCGGCTGCCGGGGCCGCCGCCCTCCGCACCGGGGACCTGAAGCTCGCCACCGCCCTGGCCACCGTGGGTCTGCCCGTGGTCGCCATCGATGGGGAGCCCGGGCGCCTGCGCTTCACCTTGCCGCGCTACGGCCCGGCCAGAGCGGATGGCCTGCCCCGTGTGGACGGCCTCGCCCTCATGGAAGCGTGGCGCAGGAACAAGGAGGAGATCCCCTGGGAGGATCCCTTCGCCCAGGTTTCCCGCGCCCTGCACAACCGGGAGCGCCTCCTCGATGTGATCCACCGGGAGGTGGAGCTCGTCATGATCCGCAAGCCGCGCAGCATGCGCAGCGCCGTGGTCCGCGCAGATGCCACCCCCGCCGCATGGGATGCCGTGAAGCGCCACTTCGACGCCTGAGCCCTCTGATTTTCCAAACGAGCGATTAAACGATGAGCGAAAAAAAAACCAAGAAGCCCGCCCCGGTGGTATACGATGACCAGCCGGAGGAGCAGACCCGCAGCGCCCCCACCCGCAAAGCGCCTCCCGGCCCCGTCAATGACTTGGATGACCCAAAGGACGAGCGGGAGCGCCTCGCCGCATTCGATGGGGAGTTTTCATGGAAGGGCACGCGCCTCATTGCCCTGCCGATCAGCCGCAAGGCCACCTTCCTGCAGCACCGCGTGGCCATGGGTGCGCCCCCCCTGGAGCGCGTCCTCGCGGATGTGGACGCGTTCCTCCTCGATGCCCTGCGCATCATCTACCTCTGCGCCGTGGACCCCGCGGAATGGATCATTGACCGCGGCAATGCGCAGGCACTGCAGACCCGCATGGATGCCTGGGCGGACAAGCATGTCCTCCCCGGGGAGGAGGTCTCCGCCACCCTGCTCGGCTTCCAGCTGTACTCTGCAAGCCACCGCAACCGCCACGACACCGCCCCATCCACCAGCGCGCCGCATGGCGATGATCTGGGAAACTAGCGTTCCCGGTTTTCGAGGCGCAGTATGTGATCGTGCTGGCCTCCAAAACCGGGTGGACCGAGGACTTCATCCGCTGGCACCTCCCGCTCACCCGCGGCTGGGCGTACTACCACGCCGCCCGCGTCATGGAAGGGGAGCGGTGCCGCTGGCCCGGCCGCCCCAGCGCCGTGGCCAAGTGGGTGGATAAGGTGCGCCTCTGGGTAAATAGACACGCCACCAAAAGAGAACATGGCTGAGACGATCAAAACCATTCTGGAAGCGGACGCATCGGGCTATGTCCGCCAATTTGAGCGCGCCAGCAAGGCGAGCGCGGGCTTGCACAAGGAGGCCACCAGCAGCTTCAAGGGCATCGCCGCCGCCGCCGGGGGCATGCTTGGCGCTGGCCTCGCCATTGGCGCAGTGGTGGGTCAATTCAATTCCCTGCGGGAAGAGTTCGACCGCGTGGGCAAGCTGGCCACCCGCTTGGATCTTCCGGTGGAGGATGTGCAGGTGCTCTCCCAAGTGGCCATCGATGCCGGCACGGACATGGAGAAGCTGGCCAACGGCCTGCAGAAAGCACAGATTGCCGCGCTGGAAGCAAGGGATGGCACGGGAGCCGCCGGCGCCGCATTCCGCACCCTGGGCATCGATGCCGGGGAGTTTGCCCAGGCAAACGCAGTGGACCGGATGAAGGCCCTGGCGGAAGGTTTCAAGGGCGTCGGCAATGAGGCGGAGGCCACCCGCGCCATCGTCAAGGTGATGGGCTCCCGCGTGGCGCTGGACTTGATCCCCGCGCTGAAAGGCGGCGCTGAGTCCGTGGATAAAATGCGCAATAGCCTGCGCGTCCTCAGTGAGCAAGACATCCGTTCCATCGAGAAAATGAACGATGACATGGATCTGCTCGCCAAGAACTTGCAGGTGGACATGGCCAGCGCCATCGCCGCGATCACTCCAGAAATCAGCGCCGTGGTCAAACTCCTCGGGGATGCCCTCCGCGGATTTGCGGTTCTCCGGGATGGAGCCGCTGGCGGCGTGGGTGTCGGTGCAAAGTCGGATTTCGACGGCGCGGCCATTTTGGCAAAGATGGCCCAGGTGGAGGCCCAGCGCCTCCATCTGCAAAAGAACCTATTGGTTCTCTCAAGCATCCCACTGCTGCGGTTCTCAAACCCGGCTCTGGCCGCGGCCAAGGGGATCTCAGACGCTGACGCCGCACTGGGGAAACTGAAGGAGCGCCTGCAGTCCCTCTCTGGTGAGGATCAAGCGATGGCCACCTTCATCAATGGCGTCGGCCAGCTCAGCGCCATGAAGCTCCCCGAGGAGGAATTCCAACGCCGGGTGGCGGCCCTGGAGGCCCAGCGGGATGCCTCCCTTGCCGCGGCCAAGGCGGAACGGGAACGGCTGCAGGCGGAGAAAGATGCGGCGGCCGCAGCGGTTCAGGCGGCCGCGGATGAAGAGGCGGCAATCCAAAAATTGGCGGAGATCAGGGAGAAAGCGCAGGACGCATTCCGCAAAGGAGAGCTGGCGGGGCTTGATCAGGAAACCGCTCTTCACGTCCGCCGGCGCCAGCTCGAAGAGCAGGCCGGTGGCGGCGCGGTTTCCAGTGATGGCATGCGCCAAAAATTTGAAGCGGCCACCACGCCGGCGGACGCTGAGCGCACGCTCGCCCTCTACCAGCAGCTGGTGGATCTGGAGAAAGATGAGGCCCGCCTCGCCACTGAAACGCTCAAGGCCAAGGAAGACATCACCAAGGAGCTGGCCAAGCAGGCCGAGGAAGAGGCGAAAAACGCCGCGCTTCAGAACGCCGCGCGCCAGGAGGCCGCCGGAGAAATCGCCGCCCTCCAGATCGAGCGCGCCGGAGACAAGGAAAAAGCGGATGCCCTGCGGGAGGAAATGCAGATCCGCTCCCAAGCGCTGGAGCTCGCCAAGCAGACCGGCTTGGCAGAGGATGAAGCGCTCAAGCTGCTCCATGAAAAGCAGCAGCTCCAGCAGGCGATCAATGACGCCAAGCTCGCCGAGGCCGGTGCCAAGTTCACCGGTGAAATTGGCGAAGAAGTCCGCGCCCTGCAGATGGAGCTCGGTGGCCGCAAGGACCTGGCCGATGCTCTGCGCGCCGAGGTCCAGCTGCGGGCCAAGGCCAAAGACGTGGCCGCCCAGACAAACATCACCGAGGAGGACGCACTCAAACTCCTCCAAGAAAAGGCCAAGCTCCAGAAGGAAGTGGATAGCATGGTGGATGGCCGCCGCGCCCGCCGCCGCGGGCTGCTCAATCAAGAGCAAACCGAGGAAGCCCGCCTGGCCCGCCGCAGCAAGGCCGACCGGGACCGCGAGGGCGCAGACCCCAAGGGCCTCCGCGCGGAAGAAGAGCGCCGCCGCGCGGCCCAGCGGGAGATGGAGAAACAAGCCAAGGAAGCCGCCGATCCCGCCAAGTTTTGGACCAAGTCCCTCGATCTGCAGGAGGAGATGCTGAAAGTATTCAAAGGCCTCGGCATCGTTTAACCCCAGAAAAACCACCCCATGGAAGACGTTATTTTTTACGGCACGCTGCCTTTCCAGCAAGGCCGGCCGAAAACCTCCCGCGGCGCCCGCGGGGAGCTGGATGCCCTGACGCTGGAAATGGTCGCCAATCCCGAGGACTGGGAGGACCAGCTCGCCGCGGAAGGCATCGTGGAATTTGAGAAGCTGGAAGGCTGGCATTCCATGTGGGTCCAGACCCTGGCGGAAGAGGGAGAGACGGATGCCGTGACCGTGGTCAGCATCTCCGCGGTGGGCCTCCTGAAGCCTGGAGAGAAGCGCAAGCGCACCATTAAGGTGGAGGGTCAGGAGTACTCCGTGGGCCCGACTGAGCGCACCGTGATCGTGACCGTGGACGCAGAGAAAAAGGTGGACCCCGCCACGGATGCGAAACTCCCCGGCATCGTGCGCCGCCGCGTGCCAAAGCTCGATAGCCTGGGGGAGGTGGAGAATCTGGTCTACTACACCCCCGCCGGCAGTGGCCCCCGGTGGAGTATCGGGTATTCCTCCATCTCTGTGGCGGACCGCTACTTCGTGACCACGAAGCCCTCCACCACCGCACCCGGAAACGCCATGACCCCGCCAAACCCGCCGTTGGTTGGCTTCAGCTCGCTCTCTTCCTACGGCAGCGCGACCCGCAAGAATTACCCGAGCGGATGGATCCTGACCTCCCGCAGCAGCGAGGAGATCGCCCGCGTGAGCGACGCTGACGGCCTCTGGATCGTCGAGGACGTGTTCGATTTCCGCCCCTCATCATTCCCTGAGTAAACCATGGACGTGCCACTACCCAGAGCAGGGGGCGCTGGAGGCATCCTCCTCAAGCCCGCCACCTATGAAAAACTCCGTGCCGCGGCCGAGGAAGCCCGGCTGGTGCCTGACCCCCAGCAGTTCGAGACCCTCGCCCGCCCAGGCGGGAAGCGCATGTTTCGCTTGCGGCCGCAGGGGGACACCTCCATCTCCACCTCCCCAGCCGGCGGTGGAGGATCCACGCCCGGCCCCTTCGAGCCGACCGTCTCCGTGGCCCCGCCGCCGGAAAGCGAGGAGGAACCCGCAGAGCCACCGCCCGTGGAGTACGAGGTCACCGTCACCCCTGGCGTCCTCGCGTCCTACTTCGGCACCGAGGTGGAAGTCACCGGCCTCGACACCGCGCACCCCGCCGTGGCCGAGGATCTCGTCTACTTGGAGATGGAGCTCAACTCCTACGGCACCACCATCCTCTCCGTTGACGTCATCGTGGGCCCCGCCTGGACCCTCTGGCCCCAGCGTGCCGAGTTCGCCAATAACCCGTATCCGGGCATCTGGGCCCAGAGCAAAGGCTGGATTCCCCTGGGCCGCGTGGAGGTGGACTCCGAGGGCGCCGCCACCATCGCCGCCCCATGGAAGAGCGGGAACATGGTGCTTCTCACCGCCGGCATCAACGGCAAGCTGGCCTACATCATGGCCCCCGGAAACTGATGATCGCCCTCCCGCGCATTTTTTACCGCAGCCCTATCGGCCCCGCTGGTGATCCCGAGGGAGCCGCCAGCCAGCGCCCCAGAGGGGTCGGCCCTATCGGCCGCGCCGAGTACTTCTCCCTCGTCTACGGGGTCAGGAAGTGGCGGATCTCGGGAGTGGACACCACCCTGCTGCCCTATGAGGAAAGCCCCGGCTGGAATCCAGACAGCTTTGAGCGTGGCACATGGGAAGTTGAGATCACCCCGCAGAAGACGGTCTACCTTGGAGAGGAGCCGAATCCCACTTACGATCCCACCAGCCCCACAGACCCAGAGGATCCCGACTACGTCGAGGAGTGGGCCACCGAGTTCATCCCAGTCTATGAGCTGGTTCCCATCGAACAGGGCGAGGAGTTCAAAGCATACGAGGCGGACGCATACCCAAACAGTTCGCTCTCACTGCCCACATCAAACCAGCCATCCGGCTGGCTCTGGGAGGGATTTGTTCCGGTCTACGGGGACGACGGAGGGACGTGGGAAATATTTGTTCGGGTGATGGCCTCATGGGCGGCAAGCCCCTCCGCATTCACCGGCGCCGCAGCGGATCACTACACCACAGACGCCGAGGAGGCCTTCTGGTTTCCGTTTGTCATTCAGATCAGTTCAAACAGCCGCCCTCCGATCCCCGTGTGGGAGAACACCGGCACCTCCTCGGTGGAGGATGCTACCACTGGCACCCTGACAATCGGCGCCACCGAACTCTCCATGCACTTCAGGATCACTAACAGCGCAAGTTTCCAACTTCCCGGCCACTACCGCGTCGCCAACGCCGAGGCCATCGAGTGGTGGAGCTACGGCGGGCGCGTGAATACCGAGACCGGCGCCCAGGTTTTGCCATAGGTGTGAATTGGGTGTAAACCTCCCGGCCAGCCTTGTTTTTGTTGTACCTATTGGGGGTGCGGATGGGTTCGATTCCCATCACCCGCTCCATTTTCCTTCTGGTTTCAAGGGGGATGCGTGAGAAATTAGGGATAAAAGAGGCTGTTAAAGAAATGTTTTGGGTGTAAATGGGTGTAAATGGCACCGCGGAGGAAAGATTTCAGGAGCTTGGGGGATGATGTCCCAACGCCCAAAGGAGGCAGTGGTGGAGGTGACGGATCAGAGGTGGAGGTGGTGAGCTATGGGGCGGCGGAGGTGAGGTTGTATGCGCGGGCGGATGGCGCCACGGCGTTGTCCTGGCGGGAGGGCGGTCGAGCGAGGAGGACCACGCGGGCGGATCGGGATAAGGCGTTGCGGTGGGCGGCAAAAAAAGTAAGGGAGCTTGAAAAGTCGACGGGTGCGCGCTGGGTGACGCCGGCGTCGGCGGAGCGGCTGCGGGCGTTTGAGAAGCTGGTGGTGGGCACCGAGGGGGAGCCGGTGGCGGATGCGGCCGGGAGGCTGCTGGTGGATCTGCAGCGGGCGCGCGAGGTGCTGGGTGGTTCGTTGTCCAGGGTGCTTGAGGCGTGCCGGTGGTTCGCGGATCAGGGCCCGGGTGCGGTGGTGGCGATGACGCTGGAAGCCGCTGTGGAGGCGTTCCTGCTGGAGTATGCGCGGCACCATCCAAGCGAGACGCTGCGCCCGGTGCGCAGCGAGTTGCGTTCCCTCCTTCCGGCGGAGGGGAGTGGCGTGCTCCTCGGGGTCTCGCTGGAGGTGCTGGATGCGCATGTCCGCAGGCTGGTGGATGGGGAGGAGCGGCCGGCGGATCGCACGGTGGGGAACCGGATCGCGCATTGGACGCTCTTTTTCAACCACGCGCAGGCGCGGGGATGGTGGCCGGAGGGGCGGCGCCATCCGGCGATGCTCTTGAAGCGGCCGCGCAAGAAGGATCGGCCGGTGGGGATTTTTTCCCCGGAGGAGGGGGAGAAGTTGCTCCAGCTGGTGCTGGCGGAGCAGCCGCAGAATTTAACCTACGTTCTGATGGCCGGCTGGCTGGGCCTGCGGCCAAGCGAGTGCGCGCGGGTGGGCTGGGATGCGTTTGATTTTGAGGCCGGCCATGTGCACCTGAGCCAGGCGGTGGTCCAGAAGACGCTGCGCGAGCGGTGGGTGCCGTTGTGTCCGGCCCTGGTGGAGATCTTCCGGCATGTGCAGGCGCGGCCGCATTTGTTCACGCCGCCGCACTGGCGCGCGAAGAAGGGGCGGGTGTGCCGCAGTCATGCGCAGGAGCATGTGTCCGCCTTGTTCCGGGCGGCCGGCGAGCGGTGGGAGCCGGATGTCCTGCGCCATAGCCGGGTAACGTACCGGCTGCAGGTGCTCGGAGGGGATGTGGACCGCGTGGCGGAGGAGAGTGGCAACTCGCCCGAGGTGGTGCGCTCGGACTACAAGCGGCCTATCCGCCCGGGCGAGGGGGAGAGGTGGTTCGAGGTGCTCGGCCGGCTGGTGCTTTAAAAACTACGCAAATTTGCGTAGATAATTCTTGCGCTCTACGCGGTAGTGCGTAAGGTGCTCCCAGTTGCACGACGCAACGACCAACCGAAACCAAACGATCCGATCACCATGAAAACCACCCAAGCCACCCGCCGCAGTTTCAACGCCGCCGTCCTTGCTGTGCTGTCCTCCGATAGAGACAGTTGGCCTAGCCCAGTCATCTACGCCGAGGAGGTTGATGGTGAAATGAGGTTCGGAGCCTGCAACCAGCCGGCCCTTGGCGGCGATGAAATCGTCTGGCTGTGCGTTGAGGGGGATTCTTTCGGGGATCTCACTGGAGACCATCAGGCGGACGCTGACGGCATCGAGGCCAACTGCTACGACCAAGCCGTAAGCGACACGCTGGAAGCTGCCGATCTTGCCTAACCACCGCCGCCGGGTTCGATCCCCGGCGGTTAACCACCCAAATCAAACCAGACAAAACAATGAGAATCACATTAGGTCACCCAGCTAGCTCCTACGGCGTCCCTGTCATCCTCTCCGATGACGGCGCGCTTATGGATTACGCACCCGGCATTCGGGCGCTGCGCGAAAAACTCAGCCTATCCACCCAGGCGCTTGCCGATCTCTGCGGGGTCAGCCGGCGCACGGTGGAGGGCTGGGAGCAGGGTCGCCTTCCGAGTGCTGGAGCGCTCAATGTGATGGGTGCGCTTTTAGATGGATACTCTGCCTGATGGTTTGCGCGCGCGGCTCCCTGGTGTTAGATGGTGGGGATGCAGGCAATGGATGCGATGACGGTGGAGCAGGCGGTGGCAATCCGCCGCTGTGGCAAGGAGCCGGATCTGCGCTGGACGCGCAGCGAGGCGGCGGCGTGGTTGGATTATCTGCTCTTGGTGCGCGAGGCGCAGCTGGCGGCGCGGGTGCCGGTGGGTCCTCCGGCATTCCCTGGTGCGCAGGCCCGGGTGCTGGAGACGATCTCGGCGGGCTTGATGACGCTGGCCTTCTTGCTGGCCTTTGTGCCGCTGGGGGTGCCGGTCTGGGTGGTGCTGGGTTTCCTTTTGCTGGCGGCCGGCGGGCTGGGGGTCTGCGTGGCGGTCCAGGGGGCTCTGGGCAGGGGGCTGTGGATCGTGGCTTTTGCCTGGGTGATCATGCCGCTCATCACGGGCGGCATCGCGGTGGTGGTGGAGTGTGCGGCGTGGAGCGTTCTGGGCTAGGCGCGGGCACAAAAAACCGGGGCTCCGTGGGGGAGCGCCGGTGATGATGGCAGTTTGGGGGAGGGTTGGGATTTAGTTTTTTCTGAAAGCGGTGCGGGGGCAGTAGGTGCAGGGGTGGAAGGGAAGGGGACGCCCGGGGGTTTGCGGGGGAGGCGCCCTTATTTTCCCAAACCGTTGCCGTATTCCCGGCGGGTTTCTTCTCCGGCGCTGGGGGGCAGGGCGTGCAGGGGGGCGAGGGTCTCGCTCTGGTGGTGATCGGCGGCGAGTCGGTCGAGGCCTTGCATGGCCCATTCCCGGATGATCATGCCAGCGTCCAGGGCCGCTTGGTTCCAGGTGTCCATCTGCTGGCTGGTGGGCTGCAGGACGATCTTTTCCAGATCGGGAGCATGGCCGGAGGTGCGCGCGGCCTCGGCGGCCTCGATGGCGCTGGACATGGCGGCATGGATCCGCGGGGAGAGTTTCTTGCTCCGGGGTGCCAGGGCTTCCCGGACGGATGCCTCGCTGTAGCCGCTGGCCTGGGCCAGCCAGACGCGGTCTTTGCCGAGCTGTATCAGCCTTTTGTCGATGTCATCCGAGGGGATCATGGCGGGACGCTAGCAGGCAGGGCGGGGGAAGAAAAGAAAAATTCGCTACTCAAGCGAAGTTTTCGCTTCACAAAGGCGAAATATTCGCTAATCCTTCGCTTATGTCCGAGAGGGAAACAAAATGTGAAGAGGTGGCCGCGGCGCAGGAGCCGCGCGCGGCGGTGGTTTTTGACCCGAGTGCGCTGTCTGCGCGGAGTCTGACGCTGATTTTGATCCGCGCCCAGGAGTGGGGGTGCAGCCCCTCGGTGGCGATGTCCCGCTTGCTCGATGAGCTGGCGATGAAGCGGCGGGCCAATCGCCTGCGGGAGCGCGGGGTGCATGAGGCGCCGGCGGAGGGCTGAGGGATTTCCCCACCTGATTTTACACAACATGAAAGCACAAGTGAATGAGTTGGCCGCGGGTTTGACGCCGCGGATTTTCGGGGCTCTGAGGGCGCGGGCGGCCAAGCGGTTCCGGGAGGCGGATGCGTTGCTTGATGAGCGGCGCCAAGAGCTCTTTGACGATGGGCGCGCGGTGCTCTCCCGGCGGGCGGATCAGAGGCTGGCCCGTGGCATCTTCCTGCTGGAGGTGGAGCGTTTGGCCATGTCGGAAGGGGGTGGGCTGTGAGCATCGCCGCGACTGCCGCGAGCGAGTTGGTGAAGCGCGTGGATGTGGCGAGGTTCATGCGGCTGAGTGCGGAGGAGGTCACGCGGATGATTGATCATGATGATCTTCCGCATGCGCGGGTGCCTGGGCCGACGCGCTTGGTGTACCGGATCTTCCTGCCGGATCTGCATGGGTGGCTGTGTGAGCGCAGCCAGGTGAGCCCCCGGCTGGGGGATTATGTGGAGTTCAAGCGGGCGTTTTTCGCCGCGCAAAGGGTGCGCAAGCCGCGCGCTGCAAACAAAAAATAAGATCATGGGGTACTATATTAAAAACAAACGGGGCACGGGTGTGGTTTTGCGTTCTGGCCAGGGGGTGGTGGATCACTGGGATCTGCGTGCCGCGGCGGATCTGCGGCGGCGGGGTGAGCTGGCGGTGCTCCTGGCCTGTCTTTGGGTCCTCGGGGCGGTGCTGCCTGCGGTGGTGGCGGTGGAGGTGCTCAGCGGCTGGGTGAGGGTGGCGGCCTTGGTGGCTCTGGCGGCGCATGCGTTGGCGATGAGCCTGCGCTGCATGTTGCGGGCGGGCCGGGCCTTTGCCCAGGCGGACAGTTATCTGGGTTGAAACGCGAGCACTGAAAAGCGATGAGCGAGAAGCAAGACAAGGCGCCGCAGCTGCGGGTGTATGAGGTGGAGACGGGCGGAGACGCGCGCGTGCGGGTGACTCTGGAGGCGTGGGTGGATGATTCCGTGCCGGCGCCTCTGGAGGTGCCGGTGTGGCTGCGGGTGGACTGCAGTGACGAGCTGGCGCGCAAGGCGCTGGCGCGGGTCAATGTGGATGCGCCCGGGGCCCTGCTGCTGCCGGGCAAGCCGTTCATTTTTTACGGTGAGCGTGCGGTGGAGGAGGTGGGCGCGTGAGTGAGGGTTTCATGATGAACGTGGTGCTCTATGGGGGAGCGCTCGATGGGCTGGAGATGCGGGTGCCGGTGGACCGGCCGGTGGTGCTGGTGCCTCATGGCTGCGAGGTGCTGGCCTATGGCGAGGCGTTCCGCAGTGAGCGGGCCGGCGGTGCCTGGGTGTACGAGTTCCTCCGCTGTGTGGGCGTGCGCTTGGGTGCTCCAGAGGAGAAGGGGGGCGGCGAGTGAGCGGCTTGGGAAGCCTCGCCGTGCCACCGGCACCGGCTGCGGCAAGCCCGCTGTGGATCGATGCGGGCAAGTGGTTGCCGGCGTCTCCGCACTGCGTCTTGGCCACGGATCTGGAGGCGCACTTCATCGCCTGCTGTCTGGACGGGGAGTGGAGCAATGCGTGGACCGATGAGGTGATTGACTCCGTGGTGACCCACTGGATGGAGCTGCCGGTGCTGCCTGAGGAGGGCTGATTTTTCAAACAAACAACGACCGCCCGAATGAAAACAAGACATGTGCAGGAGCTATGTGTGGAGCTGTGGGATCGGCGGGCCAGTGGGCGCGCTTTACCCGAGCCGATCGTGCTGACCCGCGGGCTGTATCGGGCGGTGGCGCAGGATCTGGCGGAGCTGGAGAGCTATGACCCGGAGGGGGATGCGCGGGTGTTGTGGCTCTCCGAGCTGGCGCGCTCAGTGGCCAGGGTGGGCGCCCAGGGGAGGCGTCCGCGGGCCAGCGAGGCGGTGGAGGCGGTGGCTGCCTTTTTGCTCGGCCGGGAAGAGTTGCTGGTGCCGTGCGGCAAGGATCTGGCGGCCGGCGTGGAGGGGGGTGGCTGGTGAAGGGCCCACTGCCAAAGTACGAGCGGCCGGTGGGCCGGCGTGAGCTGCCGCGGAGGCATGCGGAGGGTGGCTCTGCCATCCGCCGGGCGTGTGATGCTTTTTGGCAGGACCGCGGGATGGATCCTCCGGGGTGGGAGTGGGGTGCGGATCGGGCGGCGGAGGCCGCAGAGGATCTCCGGGGAGAAGGGGGCGGCGATGAGTGACGAGGCCCACATGGAGGCGGCACGGCGCCATGCGGATGCCTGCGCGATTCTGCCGTGGCATCCGCTGCAGCCGGATGAGGCGTTGATGGCCGCGGAGGAGGAGAGCTGGGAGAGTGTCGACCGGAGGGCGGATCTGCAGGAGAGCTTGATGTGCTACCTCTTCGCGGATGGCGACCCGGAGCGGTGGCAGAATGTGGCGCTGCGGGGGCTGGCGGTGATCCGCCACTGTGCGCCGAGTCTGCTGGTGGGCCGCTCGATGCGGGAGGTGGAGCGCATCAGGGATGCGTCTGAGGTGCGTCAAGCGGGCGGGCTGGAGGAATTCCTGGGCGTGTGCCGGGAGGAGGAGGGTGGCGAGGTGCTGCGCAGGATCATGGGATACTTTTTCCCTGGCACGCGCCGGGAGTGGCTGCTGGAGGGAACGCAGCGGGTCTATCTACTGGCCCGGGCGTATCAGCCGCACCTGGTGACGGTGGGCCGGCGGGAAATGTCCTATGAGGACATGGCGCGGGTGTTCGACGGTGACCCGCTGGCGACGAAGGGGGCACGGGGGAAGGCGCGCAGCCGGTGGAGTGCGCGTGCGCAGAGGGTGCTGGTGCTGCCTATCGAGGAGGCGGGCGGCACGGTGAAGCTGCAGTTCGGCAAGAGCGCGGGGACGCGGGAGAAGTACCGGGCGGCGGCCACGGGCAACGAGCACCGGAAGGGGAAGCGGAAGCGCAGCGAGTGAGAAGAATTTCAACGATATGAAAAAGACGATCAAGGAAGAGGAGCCGAAGGGGGAGAGCAACAAGCTGCTGATGCTGGTGTGCCCGAGCATGCTGCGGGAGCACCCGCAAAACCGGAGATTTGAGGAGTCCGGTGAGCGGTGGGAGCAGATGGTGGAGAGTGTGCGGCGCCACGGGGTGATCACGCCGCCGACCATCCGCATGGTCAAAGAGGGGGATGCGGGCGCTTACCAGATTTTGGCGGGGCACCGGCGGAAGGCAGCGGCGGTGGCTGCCGGCCTTGATCGTGTGTTGTGCGTGCTGCATGACATGGATGACCGGCAGGCGGCGGAGTTCGTGCTGCTGGAGAATCTGCAGCGGGAGGATCTGGATGCCTACGAGGAGGCGCGCGGGGTGCGCGGGCTCATGGATGACTGCGGCAAGACGGCCGAGGAGGTGGCCGAGGCGATCAGCCGGAGCGTGCGCTGGGTGAAGAGCCGCCAGCTGCTGCTGGATCTGCCTGAGGAGGTGGTGACGGCGGTGCGCAAGCCGCGCGGTGATGCGGGCCATCTGTCCATGGGTGCGGTGGAGGAGATCCTGCGCGTGCCCGAGGAGTGGCGTGCGGAGGCGGTGCAGCTGGTCCTCCACCCGGATCTGGAGGCCGGCGTGCTCAACGAGGAGCAGAGCCGCGAGGTGCTGCGCCGCTGCCTGCTGGAGCCGAAGCGCCGGGAGGCGGAGTGGGAGGCTAACCGGGAGGCGATGGTCAAGGCGTGGCGCGGGGTGCTGCAGGGGCATTTGCACGGGGAGGAGGATGGCCTGCTGGTCATCGCGGCGGCGTGGGGTGAGCGCGAGCGCATCGCCCGTGAGGGTGAGGGTGCGCTGGAGCGGGTGCGGCTGGCTGAGCAGTCCACGGAGGCGCCGGAGGGGCTGCTGTGGCTCCACCTCGCGGTGCGCCACGGGATGGCGGTGCGGCTGGTGCCGGATGATTCCGCGGAGATGAGCCGCCCGGTGGTGGATGCTGCGCTGCTGCGCCAGGCGGAGAGCGCCCGTGCGGATGGGGGTGAGCCGGCGTGGCTGGTGACCAAGCGCCGCAGCGTGCTGCGCGAGGAGGGCGTGGAGCGTGCCCTGGGCGTGCTGGATGGCAACGGGGAGGTGGACTTCGATGAGGAGGAGCGCCCGGTGGATGCTCTGACTCAGACGATGGAGCGGCATGCGTGGTGCAATCTGACGGGGGTGCATGCGTTTCTGGCGCAGGCCCGCTTGATCTTTGCCGCGGAGGGGGAAGACGGGGTTTTGAATGCGGATCCATCAGTGCCGGCGTGGGCGGAGGAGCAATTTGCATTCCTGGGAATCGAGGCGTGCGAGTGGGTGTTGTCCCTGGCGGCGAGTGCGCAGGCGGAAGGGGGGGCGAAGTGAATGGCTTTTTCGATCCCTCCGGCACGGAGGCCAGGGTGTGCGTGGACATCGCGATGCGCCAGCAGCTGGGCCTGGCGAAGTATGGCACCACCGTGGAGGGCAATCCGCTGCCGCTGCGGGATTGGCTGCGCCATGCGTACGAGGAGACGCTGGACTGTGCCATCTATTTGAAGCGGGCCATGCAGGAGCTGGACAGTGAGCCGCTGCTGGGGATGCCGGAGGACACGGCGCTGGCCCGCGGGATCTGGGAGCAGATTTACCCGGAGCGCACGCCTTGGGAGGGGCTGGAGGAGTCTGCGAGGGAGGAGTGGCGGCGGTTCGCCCGGGTGGCTGCCCGGGTGATCAGCGCCCAGGGGAGGGGATAACGATCAGCCCCCCGCCTTGGTAGCGGCCCCGGTGAACCTACTCAAAACAGTGGGCTTACGGTCAAACGGGATCACCGCGGGCGGGGGGTAAATTTTCAAACTGAGCGAGTAACAACAAGATGGCGGGAGAATGGATAGAGGGGAAGGCGCGGGAGTGCCTGGGAGTGTTCGGCGGGAGCTGGGCGGAGCTGGGCGGCGGCATCCTGCAGGGGCGCTGCCCGGGTGAGGCGGCGCATACGAAGGGGGGCGCGGAGACGGATGCGCGGGTGTTCCTGACGTTTGGCCCGAATGGTGAGAAGCCGGGGTGCTACTGCCTGCACAGTAGCTGCAAGGGGCTGCTGGATGGGATGAATGAGGAGTTCCGCAACCGGATCTTTGCCAAGGATGGCAGGCCGGAGGGTGGCGGCGGGCCGCGGCGGAATGAGGGAGTGGTGGAGCGTGCGCCAAAGGCGCGGGAGGCGTGGATTCCTGAGTACTCCGAGGGGAAGCTGCGGGGGCTCGTCCGCGGGGTGGAGCCGGTGGGGGAGACGTGGTTCATGGAGCGCAGTCCGGTGGATGTGCGGGGTCTAACGCCGGGGGAGTACCTGGAGCATGTGTTCCCGGAGGGGGACCGGGTGCTGGTGTTCGCCTCCTTCTTTTCCCAGGGGGAATATTTGTGGCAGGTGGGCAAGGGTGGATTCCGCCTGGCGGATGAGCGTGGTGTGCCGGCGGTGCGCTCAAAGCTGCCGCTCGATGGGGGCAAGGAGGGGGTGTGGTATCTCTGTAATCCGGTGGACGGGCAGTGGCATGCCAATCCGCGGCGGGCGGGGAAATATTCCCGGCGGTCTGAGGAGGCGGTGACGGCGTGGCGCCATCTGGTGCTGGAGAGTGACTGCGCGCCGGAGGCGCTGTGGCTGAAGTTCCTGGCCATGGCGCCGCTGGGCATCGTGGCGATCTACTCCAGCGGCGGGAAGAGCTGGCACGCGCTGGTGCGGGTGGACCAGCCGGACAAGGCGAGCTTTGACGGGCTGCTGCGGGACTCGATCAAGCGGAGCATCCCGCTCATCGGTGGGGATCCCGGTGCGATGACTCCGGTGAGGTTGACACGGCTGCCCGGATGCACCCGTGGCGGCCGGGAGCAGCGGCTCATCTACCTGCACCCGCGGGCGACGGTGGACGGTGTCCCGATCCGGGACATGGCCAGGGTGCGCAGCGTGTGAGGCGGCCGGCGCGGGGGAAGTGAGAATCTGAGCGAGTAACAACAAGAAGACGTGAAGGAAAAGAACGCGGGAGCGAGACAATTTCAGGAGCTGGGCAAGATGGCCGGGCTGAAGGTGGCGGATGCGGATGGGGCGCCGGTGGTGACCATCGCGAAGGATCTGAATGTGACGGCGAAGCGCCTGGGGGAGATCGTGGCGCGGCTGGATCTCTATGAGATGAACGGGGAGCAGATGTTCTTCGACCACCGGGGGCAGATGCGCCCGATGAGCGGGAAGAGGTTCTGCACGTGGATCGGCAACCACGTGGTGATGGCGGAGAAGTTCGACAAGGAGAGCGGTGAGGCGGTGCCGGGGATGCTGGGGATGGATGCGGCCGCGGTGGTGCTGGAGGCGGAGAATTTCCGCCGCGGGGTGAGGGTGCTGGCGGGGGTGAATCAGGTGCGCTGCCCGGTGCTGAGGGAGGATGGCCAGCTGGATCAGCTGCCCTGGGGATACGATGAGCAGACGCAGACGTACACGGTGCCAGGCGGGCTGGAGTATGCGCTGGACGTGGATCTGGAGGCGGCGAAGGGCCGCTTTGCGCGGGAGTTCGGCACGTTCCCGATCACGGATGCGCGGAGTTTCTCGGTGCAGGTGGCGGGGATGCTCGCGCTTTTCATCCGCCACCTGCCTGGGGGCTCTGGCCTGCGCCCGGGCCTGCTGTGGTATGCCAACAAGCCCGGGAGTGGGAAGAGCGTGCTGGCGAAGGCGTGCCTATACCCGGTGCTGGGCACGGCCGCGGCGGCGAAGATGAAGAAGAATGAAGACCTGGACAAGGAGCTGGAGGCCTTTGCCCGGGCGTCGGTGCCCTACATCTTCTTGGATAACATCTACGGGGGGATCCAGAGCGCGAGCATCGATCAGATGCTGACCTCCGAGGAGTCCACGGGGCGGGCCATGGGTGGGCACGGGGTGTTCACGGCGAAGAACACGGCGCTGCTGCTGGCGACGGGGAACCAGATCGAGCTCAACGATGACGCGCTGCGGCGTTTCATGTTGGTGGATCTCTTTGAGAAGGGGGACCCGGAGGCGCGGGTGGTGGAGACCCCGCTGAATGATGCGCGGATGAAGCGCCCGGAGTGGCGCATCTCGATGCTGGAGGCCTGCTGGGCTCTGGTGGCGAATTGGCACGAGAAGGGCATGCCGGCGGGGAGCGTCTCTCTGGCGAGCTTTGAGGCCTACTCGGCGGTGCTGGGCGGCATCGTGGAGGCGGCTGGATACCCGCCACCGTTCGCCAAGGCGGAGCTCCCGGATGCGAAGAGCCCAGGGAAGGCGGAGTTCGAGGAGCTCATGGCCGGCATTCTGGCGGAGATGGAGGGCGTGGAGGAGAAGGATTTTTCCTTGGAGGACATCGCGCGCATCGCCCGGGCGCTGCAACTCTACCAGAAGCAGGTGGGCACGCAGGCGGAGGGTATCAAGCTGACCATCAAGGAGGATGGCCTCAAGGCGGAGGAGCGCAGCCATGCGGAGGACTGCGGCTATATGACGCCGGCGCACCGGTCCAGCTTCGGCAAGAAGATCACCAAGGAGATCGGCAGCGAGCCGGTGGTGGGTGGCGTGAGGATGGAGTTTGGAAAGCGCACCCAGAGCCGCAAGGCGACGTTCACCGTGAAGGTGCTGGGGTGAGAATGGGAGACTTTATGAGCAACAACAAGAGAGACACCGTGGAGCTGCTGCGCGAGTTTAACGACTGGCGCAGGGGCGTGAATGAGGATCAGGCCATGCCGGATGTGACGGCCGTGGGCGTGGCCATCGATGAGATCTGCGAGGAGGTGGTGCAGGCCAGGGGGCGCATCACCGAGCTGGAAGAAGAGCTTGAATCGCACGCATGGGAGATTAGCCCGGCGATGGCGCAGGCGACGATTGACGGCCTCAATGCCGCCCTCAACGAATCCAGCGCCATCGCCGAGAGGCTGGGTGCCGCACTTCTGGAGGTGAGTCTGCTAAAGCAAGATCTCGAAGAAATAAGCGAGATTATCACCAAGGGCGGAACCACGGACGAAGTTTTGCGGTTTATTGCCGGTGGAAAAGAGGTGGCGGAGTGAGTGCGGAAACTACCCCTAGAATCTACCGCGTGGAGCTAACCTATCAGGTCTATGTTTTCGCCGAAAGCGAACGGGAGGCCATAGACTGGGCGCGGTTCAATGAGCGTCATGAGGAGCCGGAGAACGAGCACGCAAAGCCAATCAACTCCACCTCCGAGGTTGACCGAGAGTGGCTCCATTGCCTGCCATATGGCTCGGGCCACCTGACCGCCGGGGAGAGGACAATCAGCGCCATCCTGCGCGAGCAGGAACAAGCAGCCCGTGGGGAGGAGGTGGGGGAGTGAAGCCTAGAAAAATGCACTTGCGGGTCATCGACCGAAACCCAAAGGCAAAAGCTCAATTCTCTATCCGTTGCGGCAACTTCAACGTGTCTTGGACACGGCACACCACCGGGAGGATTGACGATGTGACCTGCCTGCGCTGTCTCAAGTTAGACGCCCGTGGGGAGGAGGTGGCGAAGTGAGGCGCATCCTGAAATGGTTGTTCCGCTGCCGCCACAAGTGGGAAGCCAATATCTACGACGGGTGGGAATGTGTGGAAGAGCGCTGCATTAAGTGCAACGCCCAC